ACAAGCCTGTCATTTCCGATCGCATAATCCTGGACGGTCGCGGGTGATGGCAGGCTGATCGGCTGAAACTCAATGATGCCGGTCCGATCCGGCCGGACATAATGACAGCAGGCTAGAGCCAGTTCCTGCAACAAAGTCTTCGCATCGCATTCGTCCGTATAATCCAGTACCGTTTGCGTATCCATTGCCGGAGAGATATAGAAAGTCTCTACACCAAGCTTGGCCATGATAATTCGGGCTACGTTGCCGGCTGTGTCTATGAGAATCTGGCTGTTTTGTCTATATGAAGACTGGTAGCCATCAATGAGGGATCGGGCGATGATTTTGAGCTGTCCTTTTTCCGTGTCATGTTCTGTCGTTCGGACGGAATACGAACCCAAGGACACCGGATATTGATCCCCGGACGCGAGGTCGAAGAACAGAGTCGCAGAAACCAAAGAGTCATGGGACAGTAAACTGTATCGACTTCCTGGGCGGTCGGGCGCGAATAGTCCCGCCATGTCCTCCAGCGTAAGTTGCAGTTCCGAAGCAACAAAGGCGCTGCCGAACGGCGCGATATCCTCGGTAAGATCCAGCCCGGTTATCTTGTTGCCCCCGAAAGCGAGCGCGCCGCCGAAATAGATGTCGGCGATTTTCGCCCGGCGAAGCGGGCGGGTCCAGCTCAGAGGGATTACCTCCACCTTGTCAACGGAATCAGCCAGGAGTTCAAAATACCCGGAACCATCATTCTGATATGTCGTATCCGCAAGCAATGTTGAACCAATGTATGCCTTGATCCTGACCGACGGGGCGTAGTCACCGCATAGATCGTCGAAATTGATACAGAGTCCATGCCGCAAACGGACCGGCGACCGCAAGGTAATACGTATGCCTTGGGTGCCGGAAAAGTTGCCGTTCTCCGGTTGTTCCGTCCCCCACCAGCACCGGGTGCCATAACGGTTTGTGGGCGAGAATGCAAAAAAGGCTCCGTCCAGCTTGAAGCGGCCGGGTTCCATGACGCCGAACCCGTCAATCAGATAGCTGGGGTCGGCGACCTGTGAGACGTCGGACAGCAGGTATTTTTCCCCGATCGCGGCCAAAGTCTTCGGGGTATCGTTCGCGGCGTCCCTGGCTCCGACTGTAACGGAGAGCGCGGCCTTTTCGACCTGCGCGCGGATCGCCGCTTGATAGGCGGGAGTTGATACGATCACGACAACGCCTCCGCACCGTCCAGAGTAACGGACAAGTCTCCCCACAGGGACGGGTAGGAAAGGCAGGGCGGGCCGTTTTTTGCCGATACCACGAAAGTGCCTGTTTTCATCTCAGCCGAGTCCGAATTGAAATACTCAACGGTAAGCACCGGGTTTCGGAGAATCGTCAGCAGTTGCGTCAGACGGGCTTGTATCCGCACGTTGACGGTGAAATTGACCTGGGCGACGTCATACATCTTTTTGACGATCGTGGTGCCGTCAACGGTCGTCATGGTCCGGGTCTTCATTTTCGTATCGTATTGGTAATCAATGATACCTGTAATGCGTATGCCGTTGATCCTAAGCATGTCCATTGTGACGTCCTCCTAGACGATACCGAACGATAGACCGCGGCGGTCGGCCTCAGCCTCGAACGAGTCCCATGTCACCTGGGCGAGCTTGCGTCCGTCAATGACAAGATCGGACGGTTCTATGCGGGCGGTGAGCCCTACGTCCTCGATGGCGGACCGGATCGCGTTGTAGACACATGCGCCAAGCGTCTGCGTATCGACGGTTCTTTGTTCCTGCCGGTATTGGCCGTAATTGGCAAGCGCGGACATGGTGGACAAGAGCCCTTGTTGCTGGGATGCGTTGAGAATCAGTTCTCCGGGATTGACCCATATCTGTTGGCGGTCACCGGTAGTCGGCACTCCGCTTTTTTGTTCGACGATACCACCCGTCGCGAAACTGTTTGCCCATGCCTTGACCGCACCGGCGGCGACATAAGCGGCAATCGATCCCGCTGTGGCGAGGGCTGCTCCCACCCAGTCCATTGACAACGCATGTACCACGGCCAATCCTGCGAGTTGTCCGCCAAGCCCCTCCAGGATGGACGCCAGGGCGGTCAACGCGGCTTTCCCCAAGGCCCCCCATGCGTCCTCTCCGCTGACCAGAGCAGCCCCGACCTCTTGAAAACCTGATCCCACGGACTTGAAAGCGTCCGTACAGCAGGTTTTTAGATTTTCGGCGGCGCTCGCCCAGGCTTCATCTACGAGCTGCGAAGCGTTGATCCCGGCGGCCTGTCCTTCCTTGAATTTTTCGGCAACCGTGGCGATGTCCAGATTTCTGCCGAGCTGCATGCCGTTCCATTGGGCCTTGATTTTGTTTGTGATTTTTAAAGAAGCTGCTTCCACCTCCTGGCCTTTCTCAGCGATTCCTTCCGCGATGGACATGCTCACGCCAGCGCCTAGTTCCGTCCCGTCCTCACCCAAAACGACGAAGACGTTTTTGATTCCCGCGGCCTGCGCTTCCGCTGCGGTAAGCACTTCGCCCTGGGAGTTGATGATACCTCCGGCCAACCCTTTGTCGATGTATTCGCCGATGGACATCATGACCTTGGAAGGGGATTTGATTCCGAAGAAATCCTTGATTCCGGACAGTACCTTTTCTCCGACGTTCTTGATGGCGTCAACAGGTTTTGACGCCAGATCCTTGATTCCGTTGACCAGCCCCTCGATGATGTTTTTCCCGATATTTTTGACGGATTCGATCATCTCCGGAAACCAGTTTTTTACAGGTTCCCACACATTGTTAACAAAGGAATCTTTCAGAGTGGTGGCTACTGATTTCACCCCATCGCAAAGCTTTGACAGCATGTCCTTGCCAAAGCTTTTCAGAGAATCTACTTTTTCTTGCAGCTTGTCATTTAGAGGTGCCCATACGTTGGTGAGAAAGGCATCTAATAGTAACAACCCAGCCTTCAACACCCCTTCAGCGAGAGCCTTTATCAACTCCCATCCCGCATCGATCAGTCCCGGAGCCAGTGCGATCACTCCCTCCACTAGTCGGGTGATGACTTCCGGCAGCCGATCCGTAAGCTGAGGAATCGCCTGGATGATACCGTCGGCCAAGGACAACAGGAGATCGATGCCGACATCCAGCACCATTGGTAACAGGTTGTCAATGGAATCGCACAGGGTGTTGACCGTAGAGAGCAGTGCGCCTTTCAGTTGTTCGTCAGCGCCTTCCGCCCCGATGATCACCCCGGTAAGCCCCTGCGCAAGATTGGTGATCTCCGGGAGCAGGGGAGCTACCGCTGAATTCAAAAAACCGGTGCAAGCTTTCTTGAGGTCGTCGATGGCGTCACCCATCGCGACACCCGCCAGGACGGTCTCGTCGCTCATGACGAAGCCGAGATCATGGGCCGACTGACGCAATGATTCAACCGTTTCCTTGCCGGAATTGAGCATCGGGATCATGTCCAAACCTGCACGTCCGAACATGTCACTGGCAAGAGCCGCTCTGGTGGTCTCGTCAGAAACGGAAATCAGCGCGTCGATGATCTGCTCGAACTGTTCTTCCTGCGTCGCGTTGAGATCGATTTGTTTTCCAGATTCCGTTTGCAGTCGGTTGAGGATATCTATGGAGGCGCTTTGTCCTTGGTTCACCCCGTCGAGGACGGAAACCATGGTCTTCATCCCGATTTCAAGGTTGTCTACGGACCCTCCGCATTGACCGAGGATGTAGTCCCATTCCTGAAAGGCATTATATGACAGGCCGATGCGCTGGGATGTCTTGTCTATACGGTCCGCCGCTGTCGCTGTATCGTTGGCGAGTTTTCCGACCGCGACTATTCCAGCGCCCGCCGCCGTTGCGAAACCCGCCAATGTCTTTGCGGTCGCCCCGACTCCTTCCTTTACGACACTCGCGACCTTGCCCAACCCCTTTTGCAGGGGGCCGTCATCAGCAAAAAATTTTATGACTACTTTTCCATCTTCGGCCATGATCCCCCGTCAACGGTCGGCCCTGATGGTTGTCAGATGTTTATCAGATTCATTTGTTCATCGAAGGAAAGCCGCGGGCTGCCACGATGCCGCCTGACTATCCGTACCTGGTCCTGCGCATTTTTCAACGCGGCCCTTTCTTCCTGGGATGCTTTCCCTCTGGGTTTTTCCGCCCGTATCTGCATGATCTGCGCCAGTCTGGTACTGTCCGGCAGTCCTTCCAGCAACGCCCGGAATCGCCACCAGTGGAGATCATCCTTCGTGAGGTCGATTCCATATGCCTGCTGGAACGCCGCGACCAGATGGCGGGCGTCCTGCCAATAGCTGAACGTCGGCTTGCCCGTTGATTTCTGACTGGGTAGGTCCGGGTCATCGCACCTCAGGAATTCCCCGACCAGCTCGATCACTTCCTCCACCGATTCGGCAGGGAAAGGGTCCTTTACAATCCGTGTAATCGCATAGGCGGCCCGCTGTCGCTGTGTATAACGTTCATCTTCCAGACGGTCCAGGACATCCAAGGCGACGCATGCCCGGACATCGATCGAAAGCACCAGGCCGGAATTGAGCTCGATTGATTCCGGCAGTGGTGCCGTCAGCAACGAGAGGTTGTCCATCCAATCACCGTTTGTCCTGCGGGACGAAGGTCTTGTCGTTGTATTTAAGCAGCTGCTCACAGATAGCTTGATAGACCTCCACGACGCTTTCCACAGGGAATCCGGGCCCGAAGATCAGTTCATACGACCCCGCCCCGAACGCCCGATCAATCATGGAGACGTAGACGGTCTTGACGGTTTCCAGCATCTTTACGATTTCCTGTGAATCGGGGGCGTCTTCAATCCTAGCCTGCAACAGCGACACTTCGTCCCGGTCGGACATGGCCTTGCGGAACAGATCGGTATCGGAGACGTCCATCGTAAAGTTCTTGCCGTCGATCTCGAACGGCACCAATCTTTTTTTTGTTGTAAGTCTTATTGTATTTGCCACTTGAACACTCCTTGCTCAAAAATCGGGAAAGCCGGCCATCGTCTGGCCGGCTGGAAAAAAACTGACTGTATCAGGCGACGGGTTCCGCGAAGGTCGCGGTAGTCTCGTTGTAGGTGCCAACTACAGGCGCACCGTTGAGCTGCAAGGTAATGTCAACCTGCTGGATACCTCCGCCATCACCACCACCTGCGCTGTTGATGACGACGGTCGCGTCGTACATGCGGGCTTTGTAGGCCGTCTTTTCCAAGGCGGGGTCCTGGTCATAAACAAGGACGTCCGCATGCGCGTCACTGCCGGTCTTGCCTTCGTAGGACAACAAAGCCGTCTGCGCCGCATCGTCACGGACAAGATCGCCGCTCAGAGCGATCGAGCGGGAATAGCTTGTGACCTCGCTGTTCGGCGCGCTTTCGTCGATATAGATTTTCGTGTCAACGTTCGGGGCGTTGTCGGGGCTGACCGAGGTCATGCCCTTGCCGATTCTGGCCCAGACCTTTTCAACACCTGTTTTAGCGGTATTGATCATGACAACCCGTTGATACACCATCGCGACTTTTGGCATAGATGTGCCTCCTTAATCTGTAAAAATGACTGCGCACGAAATTCCGTAGCGAGGAGTTCCGTCCTGCAGCCTTGATATGATGCTTGGAGTCGTCGCGGTCGCGGACTCCACCATAAACCCGTTGCCGATATGGACGTTCTCCATTCCGGCGATCAGACCGCCCAGAGCGGCGAGCCAGTCATACGCCTGCGCCTGCCGTTCCGGTACCACCTGCACACGCAGCGTGAAGGTCGCCTGTTTCGTTCCTGTGCCGTCAATGTACCGTTTCGCCCACCTGGGGACCATGACCATCTGCAGGGACATTCCCGGCCCCTTGTCTGGCAGGGCGTCCATCACGCAAGGCGGGCAGCCATCCGGTCTGTTCCCGTTGATATAGGTGAGCATGGCGTCTACGAACTGAATGGACATCACGCACCTCCTACGATGAGTTTCTTGGCCATCTCGACAATTTCACTGCCATGGTCCGCCCAATATGCCTGGTCCCAGTGGTGGGTCACATGTGCATGGTTTTCCTGCGAGAAATTCAAACGGTCCCCATAGTAAATTTTGCGAGCATATGGCGTGTCATAGATGATTTCGCCGTCCTCAAGGTTGGAAGCCGTCTGGGCACTCCTTGCGGTGGCTCCTGTATCCATAGGGACATAGCCTTGTACGTCCATTTCCCTCATCAGTATCGCGGTCAGTTTGGGAATCGCGTCGCGGATTTTCCTGTCATACATCTGCTGCTTGCCGTGTGCGTATCCGGGGATGGCTGTGATATCGATCTCAAAGTCCAAAAAACTATCGGCATCCTTAGACAAGCTGCACCTCCACATGATGGATCACACCGAACTTGCGATGCACCGTGACCGTCTGCACCCGGTATCTGTCCCCATCCTCCGGAGGTGACGTTTCGTCGCATTGTCCGGGAATGATCACATCATCCTTCCGTACGGTACAGACGTCCCCCATACTGATACCGAACGTCCAGAACATGAGAGCGCCGCCCGTCTGGCTGTCTCCCTCCGTCACAGTCGCGGAGCCTTCCGCCGGTGCGTCGATGAAAACGTTCACCAGCAGCTGCGAAGACCAGCTCGGTGTGTTGAGCTGGTCCGGCCGGCCCTTGTGGTAGTGGGTGACGGTCTGGCAATGGGTACGGGCTAGCAGTTTTTTACCGCTCATATCCGTACCCGCCTGCATTTTGCTGTCAGTCCGCTCGCCGCAAGCAGACCCGCCGCGGCTTCGGACGCCTGGAAGCCTCCGGCCACCAGCGGAGCGCTTGAACCATCAGTTGCGAAGGTCACGCTTTCCGACTGGCTGCCGATCGCGTCAGACCGGGAGACGACTACCGCGTCCCCGGCACAAAGCCAGGGGCCGATACCACCCATGCGCACGATGTCTTCAATTTGCATGGCTACGGCGCGCTCCACGAATGACCACCTGGGGTCAGACTCCGAGACAACGCCGCGGCTCATGCCGTTGTACAGCATCGCGTCTACGACCTGCGAGGCAAACCGGACGGCCTGGTCGAAGCTGTCCGCATCGATGGACAATCCCTTGTACTGCTGGGTGTAGTATGCATAGGTGATGATCGGCTCCTGCATGGTTCAATCCTTAACCGCTAGGAGTTTGCGTCGGTTCCGGGACCGCGGTCGTACCGTGGCAAACGTAGATGCCGTTTTCCTTGTTCGGCATGACCCATGCGTCGTGATACAGCCGGTAGGTGAGCGTCCATCCGTCAACGTCCATATTCACATCAGGTGCGAACTGGCGCATCTTTTCATGCTTAATCACTTGCATGACGGCGGCCGACTGGACGATCATGAAGTTGAGTGGATATGATCCGACGGCGGCCTTGTAGCCGTTGCTGGTCGTTGAGATTCCGGTATGGAAGCGGGGTGCGGGAACATGTACCAGCGGCATCCCGTCGAGCATCTCCACTCTGCGGTCAACGACCTGCCCCTGGGTGAGGCGGGACGTCTCGACCTTCTGCTTGAGTAGTTTGTAGACACCTTCAGAAATGAACAGAAATCGGTTTTCTAGCGTCACCTCCTCATCATTGAGGGTCGCGATCGCGTCATCGAGCGACGTCAAGACGTTCGAGGCAGTAATCGCAAGGGCTTTCTTGTTGTCGCTTTTGGCGTTGGTCGCGAACCGGGCGAACCTGACAGCGTCCACTTCGGGCACCACCGATTCCTTCATAAAAGTTGAAAGCAGCGGGCCGAAAGCTTGGTCAAGGGCCTCCTGGTTGTCCATCGCATCAACGATGAACTTGCGGCCACGGTCGTATTCCAGTTTTTTGGACACCCAGTCGAGGGTGACGTCGCCTGCGGCGTATCCGTTCTGCCGGCTGTAGTCGGCAAGGCCGGGGACGGTCATTTTCGGTACCAGTACCTCTCCGACCGCCGCACTTTCGCGAACAAGAGCCGGGTTCGTGTCAATCATTGATGTTACGGAGGCTCTGCGGTAGACCTCCTGGATAAGCGGGACGTATCGTTTAGCGAGATTGATAGTGTTGGGCATTTTTTAAACTCCTGGTTGAGACGGAAGGCCGAACAGACCTCGGAGGGCATCGTCAGAGCCTCCCTGCGTGCCGGTCTTCGTAGTGCCGCCCCCGCCGAAACTCGGCTTCTTGGGCGGCGTATTCGGTTGCGCTCCCTCCTGCTGCTGTTCTTCTTCAAACAGGTAGGGGGAATCCTTTTTCATGGCCGTGAGCATCTCATCAAGGCCGGTTATGGTCCCGTCCTCGTTGAACTTGAGCTTGTCGCGGTCGATGAGCTTGGCAACTTGGGTCGCATTGCGGGCCTTCGCTCCGGAGAGGCTTTTTTCCAAGGCGGTGTCGAAACGAATCTGTTTGATTTTGGTCTCATACTCCGCCTTGGCCTTGGTCGTCGCCGCGGTCAGGTCTTCGATCTGCTTCTTGTATTCATCGGACAATCCGGCCTTGGTCTTAAGATCGTCCAAAAGCTTTGAGTTGTCCGCCGCCTGTTTCTCGACCTGTTTTTTCGCTTCGGACAGTTCGTTGTACTTCACTTTCGGCACCCAGTCTTCAGGAAGGCTCTTGTTGAGTTCTTCCTCGACCTGCGCTTCCGTCATGTCGGCGTTGTCCCTGATTTTCTTCAGCAGTTCTTTCAATCCTTTGATTGCCATGTCTCGCACCTCCTGCGATCTTGTATGCCGGACGCCCCGGCGGTGGTGGTGACGGGGGATATACCGCCCCCGATATTCGGTGCTGGAAATGGTAACGCTAGAATGGCAGAATCACCTAGGACACACGGTTAATGAAAATATTATTAGTTTTTAAAGCAATAATATATTGACTAATTTGTTTAGCCATGGTAATATAAATCATCAAACGAAAGGAGGTGATGAGGATGTGAAACGACGAAAAAAAAGCAGTGAAATCCGAGAATGGATAATCACTGCAATTGAAGCCGGGCTCTTGGTAGTAGCGATTTTGGACTTGCTACTAAAGTAATTGACCGGGAGGGGGTGACGCCCCTCCCACTTAAAAAATACCATGCGGAAAAGGAGAAGTCAATGGACAAGCACGAATTGCACGGATGGATAAATACGGCATTGTTGGCAGTGATTTTCGTATTGATGGTTGTTTCCCTTGTGAGGTGAATCATGGAATTCAAGACCGTTGAACAAACCGCCCAGGAACTGGGAAAGGCCAAGAACAGCATCACCGCGGCTCTGAGAAAGCTCGGTGTGAAAAAGACCGCCGGGGTGTACCTCATCACCCCGGAGATCATGGAGAAGCTGAAAACCGGAGGAGGCAAGGCCGGGCGACCCAAGGGGGCGAAGAACAAGCCGAAGCCGCAGGCCGAAAGCTAGTCAGACCTGTTCCCTGTCATACCGGCGCTTCCGGCCGCTTTCATCTATGAAATCCCTCATCTTCTGCTGCGCATCATTCAGCTTCGTTCTGGAGCCTCCGGCATAGTCGGGGGCTCCGGCTTCATCCGCTGCAACTTGGCGTTTCCAGTTCCGTATGTCTCGTTCCAGTTTCCTTTGTTCCTGGCTCTGGTTGTACCGTTCCTCGTTTTCCTTCCGGGTATCGTCAGAACTCTGCCGCTGTTTCATCGGATCATCGATGCCTTCAAACCAGGGATAGAAGCTGTGCCGACAGTTCGCGCCACACAGGCCGGTGACGGAACCGTAGTCGGTAGCGGCGACTAGCGAAGGATGTTTCTTGCTCTTTCCGGAGAGCGAGAAAACTTTGCCTTGCCAGACCTCATGCTCCGGCCTGGCTCCTCCGTGTGTCGTCGTGATAACAAGGTCGGTATCCAGATCGGCGCATGTGCCCTCCGTCACCTTAGCAGCCGTCTGTACAACGCTGGTGGCGATATCACGCCGGATGGAGGCGTCAAGCGAATAGGTCGTATGCTTGCCCTTGTCGCTGATATAGTCCACACGAAGGCCGGAACCGCCCAGCTTGTGGCAGGCCTCCTGGACGGCATCGCCTATCGCCGCCGTGCCGGTCTGAACCTTGACGTATGCGTAGTTGATCGCGTCCTGGTATTCGCGCTTGGCGATCTGTAGGGCGGTCGTGTTCGTGAGGTTCATGACTTCCCTGGCATTCTTGAGCATGGCCGTCCGGTATCGGTCGAACACCCCTGTTTGTGAGGTCGGGGTGAACACGCTGATCTTCCCGGCCTTGAGCGCCGCGTTGAAAACGATGTCGTCATTGGCCGCAGCGCGTTCGAGGGCCTTTGAAATCGCTTCATCGACCTTCGAGATAGTCTTGCGGCTTTCCCGTGAAATCAAGGCCCGCAGGTCGTTGTCAACCTTGCCCATCTGCTGGAGCTTGGTCAGCCGCCAGCTGTTGACGTTGCTGGTTCCTTTGCCGTAGAAGACCGACCTGCAGACCTTGCGAATCAACTCCACCTCGATGTCTGCGTAGCAGCGCGAAATCTCAAGGCTCAGCGCGTCAATCTGTTCCGGGGTAAGCATCAGGTACCGCCGAAGAAATCAATCGGACCGGCAGAAGCCCGTTCGTTCCTGATTCGTTCCGCTTCCTGTAGTGCCTCCGCTTCGGAAAGACCTCGGAATTCGCGCAGGTAGGACGCAACGGAACGAAGACCGGACTGTACCTCCATGATTGCGTTTGCACGTTCACTGTCGGCGTCCGTCATTATGGAATCACCCCAGGCGATGGTCAGATCATTAATTACCATTCTGTAGTCGTAGCTGTCGGAATCATACAGGTCGAGGAAAATGGAACAGACGCGGATCAATTCCTTGATCGCCGGTTCTATGCTGTTGCTCTGGACTGAACAGACGGTACCGTAAGATTTCTGCTCCTTCGTCGTGATCTCCTTGGCCGTCACCGCGCCGGTCCGTTCGTCCCAAATGAAAAAACCTGAGTCCATATGGCATGACAGTGATGCCAGGCCCAAGGTGAACTTGCCTGCGGAAAGGAACGGTTCCACTCGTATTTCCGGCGAATAGTCCGCCCACGTGTCCTTCACAGAAGCGTCCGCCCCGCCGGTAATCAGCTTGCGGTATAGCTTGCGAGTAGTCTTGTCGAGGATTTCCTTGCCTTTTTCGTCCGTATCAATCGCGGAATCAGCCACGATCATGGCTCGTTTGCCGCTTTCGATCTCCCATCTGAGATCGTTGTATATGTCCACGAAATCTTCAACCAAATCCGTCGAATCCGCGAATATCGCCGCGCCCAAACCTTGCATACGCACGCCTTTCGGTGCCCAGGGGCTGGCCATATAAACAAACGCGGGGCCGTCCACGTTCGTGATCACGATCTCCGGGGTGATTCCGGCCCATTCCGGGACCGATGTCAAAGGGATTTCAACACCGAGATTGTCGGCGGACAGTCCGCCGTCACGCCGAAAAGCTTTGGTTTTCACCGTGATTGTCCCGTTCGCATACTCCTGCAGTTCCAGCTTCGTGTATCCTACGACGGTTCCTAGCGTAGGGTGGACGACTTTACGGTCGATGAACACCCCACTTGTCACACGTCCGCCGGTAACTCCCGTAGGCATGAAAGAATCGGCGGGGTAGACATCTATCGCAAGCTTACCCGCCTCGGCGTCGAACCATGGCCGAAAGCAGACCGCGCCCTGCGCCAGCATCATCTCGACATTTTTCTGGAGTCCCGGCGCGATGATCCGGTCGATGACATCCTGCGCCACCCCGTCCGTTGCGGATATCGCCAGCTCAGACGCGGCGCACCTGGCGACCTCGTAACAGACGATCGCCGGAAGGTTCGGGTATTTGGCGTCAATACCACGAAGGGACAGCCATTCGGGGTGCCCTTCGTACAGTTGTGCCCATTCCTGGATCAGGTCAGGCATGGACTGCATGTCCGGCAAAACGAGGTTGAACGCCTTCACGACGCTTTTGACAGGGAACTTGTCCATAAACCACTCCTTGATTCTGGAAAATATGCTCATGCCGCGGACTCCTTCGAGGCTTCATAGAACGTAATGCCGTAACGTTTCGCATATGCCCGGATGTGCGTATAGCAGAAATACCTTACCGCATCCATAGCATGGTCGTTCTTCTTGACGACCTCATCCTTGCCGTCAGTAGCGTCTTGGTCCCACACGTACTCCCCGAATTCCCTAAGCGTATTTTTGCATGATCTGAGGAACACCAGCTTGCCCGCGGTGAGGACGGTCTGCGTGAAGCGTATTCCAGGCAGGACGTCGTTCGCCGCGCCCCGTGACCTGTATCTCTTGCGGTTCCTGATTTCCGCAACCATGCTCGCGGCGCTTGGGTCTATGATGATCGACTTGACGGGCAAGCCACCGACAAGCTCTTCCAGATGCCTGTAGATTTGTCCATCCGTGAGCTGTTCTTTTTCATGTCCGTCATAGAAGAATTCCCTGAACGCCTCCCACCGGCCTGCGCTAGGCGACCATCCGAAGACCAGTATCGCCGTAGGGTTCGTTATCCCGTAGTCCATGGCGGCATAATATTCCGTGTAATCAACTGACGGGGTGTCTATGACCATTGTCTCCGGATTGAAACAGCTGTATACAAGGCCTTCGGCGAAGCACCATTCCCCTAGGACGAAACGGCGATGGAATACGCCCGTGAAGAGCGTCTCATACCGGGCGATGATTTCCGGGTCAAGGCTCCAGTTGTCGTGCATGGTGAAATGCATGTAGATCAGCTTCTTCTCCCGTAGTTGGTCGATGTACCCGGTCTTGAACCAATGGGAAGGGCTGGCGGGGTTGCAGTTGAACCAGAACTTGGAGCCGCAGATTGAGCATCTCGCGAGGGCTTGCTTAACGAACGATTCCGGCATCAGCGCAACCTCGTCGAAATAAGCGCCCGCTAGCGTGATTCCCTGAATCACGTCCTGGCTGCTCTCATCGTATCCTCCGAACAGGTAGAACGAATTTTTCCTACCGTCTGATGGCCGGTGGATGATGATCATGCTCTCGCTTTTTTTCTCAATGAGCTTGAGGCCGAGGGCGGGCATGGCCTTTTTCATCGGGTTGATCACGTTTCTTCGCAAGGCTCCGATGGTCTTGCCGCACATCGCGAGCTGTTGGTCATGGAAAGAGTCCATCGCCCATTGAATGAACCCAAGGGATGACCCGACCGTTTTTCCTGATCTGACTGATCCTGTAGCGATGCAACCGTTGAAGTTCTGAAAGTCGGGATTCTTCCACCAGAGCATGAGCATGAGTTGTTTCGGTGAGAATCTCCATGCATTATTTTTCCGCTTTTTCATCGTCAGATTCCTCCATGTCGGGGATTGTCACCAGCGAGGAGAGGTCCGTCTGACTCATGGCCCTCGCCGCAGCGTTGATCGCAGCGGACAGTTCCGCGGTCTTCTCGCCGGTCTCTATCGGTTGCGGGGTGTCCGTCATCCCTAGGTAGTTTTTCGCATAGAAGATGTGGACGCTGGGGTTCTTCATTGCCAGCAGGTAGCCCGCGGTCCTGAGCCTTTCTTTTCCTACGGTTTGGAATCGTTGGGACACCTCCTCGAAGGTCGCACCGTATGTTTCTTTGCACCACCGCCTGAGCGTCTGGTGGGAGCATCCGAACAGAGAACTGATCTCCGCCCTTGTGCAAAAATGGGTGCAGGCGTTTTCAAAGACTTTTTGGTCAATCTCCTTCTTCGGCCGGCCCTGCTTGTTTTCGCTCATGTCAGGATATCGGTCAGGCGTGGCGGTATCGCCTGTAAGACGTTTCCGCCTTTCGATGATGACCTGGGGATTTTCCGTGGATTGCGTTTGTATGGTGTGATTGATTCAATCGTCCGCCTGATGCTTTGCATGAAATACTCCTCGTGGTGCAAGATTCTAACGCATGACGGCCACAACCTGTTAGCCGCAACGGTTAATGGTTTTTTTCCACGCCGTGCTTCATGTTGCGGCGGTACAAAAAACATCATCGTCCGGGATCCACGACATGCCCGTCGAACGTCCGCAGCCGGCCGTCGGGCATGATCGCGCAGACGGTATCGGGCAGCCTGTCCAGGCTCTTACCCCGCAGGCTGTAGTCGCGCGGCCAGTCCCTGGTATGGGGTATGTTCTGCTCGTTCCGGATGAGCCGGTCGAGCTGGCTGGTCGATCGGATGTCGGGGTAGTATTCCTCGATCACCGAAAGCATCGTTGGGTAGTAGTACTTGCCGCTGGGTGTCTTGACCTCGATCGGTCGTGGTTCGCCTTGTTTGCCCATGCTGTAGGTCAATCCTCCTTGCGTTCGTCGAAAAGTCTGTCGCACCCCGGCAACCATGCTGGGCATATGTCCCCGGAATCTTTCAGCCTGTCCGTCAGCTCGCATATCGTCCGTCCCTGCCGGTAGAAATGCTTAGGGGTGTAGTGCATCTGGCAATTGCCGCATGACGGCCTGCATGTTCTTCGGCAGTCGTGCGCTGTCGTCGATTCATTAGTCACGGTGTACCTCCTCGAATGCCCTTGCCAGTGATGGCTTTCGCGATGTCCTCGGGCACCAGCGGCGCGATTCTCCAGTCCCGCACATCGGCGTCGTAGTGCGCTTCAATCCGGCAGACCGGACAAATATCATCCTCCAGGGGGGCGCCGCACTGTGGGCAAGCGTTGTGTGGCTGAGGTTGTTTTTCGGGCCTGGAAGGCAGGCGTCCGGTTTCGGCCTCAAGACACAGGGCGTCTCCAGGCGGCATGCCGTCCCGCAGCATGTCAAGCAGGACCTCGGTCGCGTCGGTCGGTAGGAGCTGCCTGTCGTCGGGGTGTTGTTCCAGATGCCTGGAAAGCCGCTGTACGTCCCGCATGAACGTCGCGCTGCCATATGCGGCCAACATGTCGATCATCGCCCCGGAACGTACCGGGATATCCTGCTTTGGGCCGCAAAGCGTGGTTGCGTCGGGGTCGAACGGTGGAGCGTCCTCCGGCTGTGATTTTTCTTGATTCGGCGCTGCGGGGGAGGGTTGGCCATCAAGGCCGGAACCCTCACGCGCATGCGCAGAGAGTGCATTAACCCCCTTTAGGGGGGTAATGCTACTCTTGGTATTGGTGGCATTGGGTCCGCATTGCGTCCGCATTGCGTCCGCATTGCCGTTGTTATGCGTTGGCATTGCGCTGGCATTGCCACTGTATAATTTCGGCTGGGTGTTATTATTATCGTTATTTGTTGCTGTGCAATTACTTGTATTGTTCCATCGCTTTTCCGCTGCTTCTTTCTGTTTCTGCCTGTATGACTTCTGTGCTGAAACTTCCTCGCCGACTCTCCGAGAAGAAACATACTTGTTTTCTTCATCAAACGCAAACAAACCGCATTCCTCGGAACATGCGAAGCTTATGATATCCGATACGGTGTTCCTTCTGGTTCGCGAGGTTTCCGCCACTTCGTCGCATAGGTCGGAGAAGCTCCAGGGCTTGCCGTCTTCAAGATACAGCAGCTCTACGGTGATCCAGAATATTCCATATCCGGCGGCGCCAAAACGACGCATCATTTTTTTTACTTTCGGGTCATTCGTCGCGTATAGGTCATGCTTGCAGTAAAGGTCGCTTTTCATGTCAAAATCCAATGTCAAAAAATGACTTTGCTATTGTGATTCAAAAGGGGATGGTGTCCCCTATGAAGTCCTCCGGACCGAAACCGTCGGTACCTTCGTACATCGGCGAATCCCCTGCGAACAGGTCTCCGGTGGTATCATCATCGATCTTGTCGTATCTCGATGGTGCCTGCGGTTTCTCCTTGGGTTTGTTCCTGTTGGCGATCAACTTGTTCCAAGGGTCGTTGCCTAGCTTCGGGGATGGCTCCGGCTGTTGAAAGGCCTCCTTCTGTACCTTTGGTAGTTCTCCCAGCAGCAGCTGTGAGATGATGCATGATATTGATTTTCGTTCATTGCCGTTGTAGTCGTAGACATCCTGTTCCAACTTGCCGGACACGGTCACTTTCCGGCCCTTGACCAGATAGTCCGCCAGGCCGGAATCGTCCAGGTTGAACTTGACGCAGTCCAGATACATCGGTACGGTCTGCCATTCTCCCTTGACCATCTTGCGGACGTCGTGGGCGATCGTGAATCGGACCGACCATTTGCCGCTGGTGGAGACAAGGGCCTTTGCGTCCCGAGTAAGGTTTCCGCTAATCGTAAGGGTGTTGATGTCGCTCAAGTCTTTATCTCCTTCGTCAGAATCTCATAAGCCTTGTTAACGGAGTCCGGTTCTACATGTCCCCAACCCCCACGACATACATCCCTGATTGCACATTCTGAGCAATTAGCAAGACAACAGTATCCAGCCACCACTAGTCTCCTCCCTTCTTTTTCCAGAACCCTATTCAGGGGCGTGTCCTTCTTCGGCTTGGGCAAGTCTTCCAGAAGGTAGACATAACGCCAACCCTCCTCGCCTGCTGAAACCACAAACGGAAATGTAAGTCTCGTACTTTTCCTCACATCTACAAGAACAGCCATACCATTGACATCCTCATCGGTGACTAGCTGCATCAGGGTCACCCAATAATCAGCAACCACCACCCGTTTACCGATGAACTTACGTGCATCCTCGGCATGTTCAGCATCAATCATCCTGCTTTCATCGAACTCCATGATTCCTCCTTGGTTCTTTCATAAACCTGTCTAATCCTGTCCTGTAGCTCGCTCACTTCTCCACCTCGCTTGATAGGTCAGTACATGAATGATACCGAGGGGCGCGGATGAACTCGAACCCGCCATTGAACGTGCAATAGCTGTCGCCCATTTCATCTTCCGCTCGGTGGGTGCAATTGAGGCAGCAGTCCAGTACATCTTTCATCTGATCTTGATACTTTGTAGGATAGGTCATTTCCATAGAGGTACCTCCGACTTCATCTCTCCTCCCTTGCATAGGCGGCAGCCATGAACCGCAGTACGCCAAGGGTGGTGATCACATCGGCCAGCGCCCTGTGTGCGTTTCCTGCGTCCACGTTGCAGCGTCTGGCCGCGTCGGTCAGCTTGTGCAACTTGAACCCACCCTTGCGGTGGTTGACCTCTCCGACGAAATGACTGTACATCTGCATCGCACAATGGGAATTGTATTTTGTGGCAATCAGTGTCCCGCGGCTTTTCCGTGCAACGGATAGTCCGTAGGCTCCTGCGGATTGTTCCAGAAGCCGATTGTCGAAGGGCGCGTTGTAGATCACAATGGGCTGATGCGCATACAGGATGTCCACGACCTGGTTGTGTATCGCCGGCCATATAGGAGCGTCCCGGAGCATATCATCGGATATCCCGTGGATCGCCTGGGCGCCTTCCGGCATGGGCATCTCTGGATTTACAAGGGAATCCAACAGGACGTTGCCGTCGAGGTCTATGATCGCGATGTCGCATATCCTGTCTTCGGGGCGGAAGCCGGTGGTCTCCGTATCCATGATGCACCCCGTCTTTTCCGTGCAGAGCTTCGCGGCGGAGCGTGCCGCGACCAGCTGGTATTGGTTCATCACAGTCCGCCTCCGAACGGGTTGAAGCCGTCTTCTTCGTCATCGGCATCCAGATCGCCAGAGTCAGGATCATCTTCGTTGTTTGCATCACCCTCGAAATCAAGCGTCCGTTGCGTCCGGGCGCCTTGGATGAACTGCTCGGTCTGCGCCCAGGCGTTTTCCAATGCCTCCATATCCGGCCCCGTGAGGAATGTCGGGTATTCATCCGGTTCGTGTGAATCCCAGAAGCCCTGGTCGTCGTACTCCTTCGGTACGGACATCTTGAATCCGGGAATTTTGACGGGCAGGTTCTGGACGGCGAGGACTCCGAGTATGCGCCACCATTCCCCATCGTCGTTGCTCCCGTGTTCGAAACCGATGGTGCTGATTCTGTCTCCAAGGACGTCAAGCTTCATGTTCCGGAGGAATATCTGTTTCAGCCTTCCTATCGCCGAGGCGAATTCTCCGGTCGGAGTGTCGTCCGTCTTGATCTTGAATTCCCCGACATCGGTCGAGTATTCCACCTTGACGCTTGATTTGTCATAGATTACTTTGTTGATTTCCATATTAACATTCCTTATTGGGCATGATAATCGTATTTGATGTATCCAAGTCGAGGCAGGCCACACCGAGGGCGTATGCCTGCCATATATCGGCCTTGAATCCGTAGAACCAGCCAGGATTGGCTTTCGTACCCTTGCCGTGGTTCGGCTGTCCATATGCGAACCGGTCAGTAAGAGAGATGATGACATGGGGGTCCTTTGCGTTTGCATGTCCGCACAAAGCGAGTTTGACCTGTTTCCTGGGCAGGACTGTCACCGGCACACCGAGCTGTTCCAGCCTCTGCCAGAAACGACCTATCCAGACGCAGGTATCAAAGACTTCCGCACCGGCAGGCATGCCTGTGCCGTAGTGTCCGACCATCTCTATCACCGCCGAGGTGTTATCATCATGGTTCCCAGGCAGGATGTCGCTGACGGCTCTGATGAAATGTTTGTTGTCAACCTTCTCCGCATACAGCGGACGGTACGTACAGGCGTCCAATACCACGACCCCGGACGCGAATGTCCCAGGGTCGATCGCAAGGAGATGCTTCCTCATTCCTTGGGTTCTCCTTCTGGCTGTTCGATACGTTTGCCGAAGGGGAGGCCGGTATCTGTCCAACGGCAAGTTCGGAGCGCGTTATCACAGCAAGGATCCAGCCCTGCATCGGTCGGCCCCAGTTTGATTATCGGATCCCCGTCCGAATCCCAGAAGATCTCAGAGATCAGGCTTCGCACGAAAGGTTCCTTTCTGTCCGCCTTGAATGCGTCCAGCGTTTTCCCGACCCAGTCCAACGAAACGTCCTCAGGAAGATAAGGCCTCCAACCTTCCGGTACCTGGGGAAACCTCGTGTCTCCTTTTGCGTTGTCCCTTCTGGTTTCCCGTTCGATGGCCATCTGGATATGTTCCACGATCTTGCTTGCGGCTTCCTCCGGTCTTCCCTTGATTTCTATCATTTCAATTTTTAATGACATGTCTGATTCTCCTTGTCTTTGTTTTTTTTACAGACCGAACTGGTCCGCGAATTCGTCATCCCCGAATGCTTCCGGGCCTTCTTCCCCATAATCGTTTTCAGACGAGTCTAAGGGGGGCTGTGGTGCGTCTTCC